CTGGTGCACAGACGACCAGTATGAAGATTTTATGAATGAAGTAATGTATTGGGAGAAAACGCAAGACATTACATTCATCAAGCTATGGCTCAGTATATCAGAAGAAGAACAAGAGTATAGAATCAATCACAGGCAAGTATCTCCACTTACAAAGTGGAAGTTCTCCCCAAATGATGCAATGGCTCTATCAAAGTATGACCAGATGAGTATTCTCAAGGAACGAGTGCACACAACCTGTGGACAGTGGCATGTTATTGATTACAATGACAAGCGTGCTGGGCGTTTATCCCTTATAACTAAAGTAGTAGAACAACTAAAAAAGGACTAATATGATTATAAATTGTAGTATGCGATACTCTCCGAGTGGTCGCAAAAGAAAAACAAATGCTTACAAGAAGGCAAAGAAGCCTACCTTTGTAGCACAAAAAACAAAAGTAATGAAGCCAGTACAAAACCAACAGGACATTCCTAGTGTGAAAACTACTAAGTACACGCCCGAAGTTGATAACAGCTGGAAGCTAGAAGAAAGTAAGAAGTTTACAGTAGCTCCAGCATACAACAAGGGTGCTTACCAAGTAATTCCTAGAGGAGATGTCGAATGGATTGGCAAGTAGTTTGGATAATTTTTACAGCATGTGCTAGTGCTCATATCTTTTACAATATAGGTAAAAAGATAGGTATTAGTAATACATTAGACTATCTCAAAGCCGATGGGCAGATAGATTTTGATGAGGACTGAAATTTAATTCTTGACATGGTGGTATTTTTTTGGTATAATAATATAGTAAAATTTAATTTTACACGATAATATTCGCGGAGTTGTAGGGACTTCCATAACAAAACCCTTCATATGTCTGGCACGAGTAGGAACACAGCTTTCCGAGGGTTTAGAGGCAGGAGTACCACATTCCACCTGTGGTCGGGTTTGTTAGACATAATATTATAATAACCGAGACGCCGTAAGGGTCTCACAGCGCGTGCCGCAAGGACGCAAATAGGAGAATGAAAATGACTGGATTAACAGCATTAAACTTTAACGACTTCGACAAATTATTTGTCGGATTTGACCGCTTGAATAAAGAGCTAACGAGAAGAAATGAGAGTTCACCTCTTTCTAACTATCCAAGATACAATTTAGTAGCAGTCGGTGAGGAGGGATACCGCATCGAGATGGCGCTACCGGGTTGGTCAAAAGATGATATCGACATCAAGCAACACAAAAATAAACTTACTATAGAAGGAACACAGAAACAAGAGTTAGAATCTGACGAGGAGCGCTATATCCATAAAGGACTTAGCGGTAAAACCTTTAGTAGAATCTTCACTCTTGGCGATTGGGTAGAAGTATCCGATGCAGGATTCAAAAATGGTATGTTAGTTATTAACCTACAGGTTCATATACCTGAAGAAAACAAGCCTACGACGATTAATATAGGCTAGGAGAAACTCATGCAATATGCAAAACGATTTCTTAATCGTGATGCATTTATGCAAGTGGTTAAGAAAGTTAAAGAAAACTACTGCCCTGATGGGGAGTTATGCGAGGTGATTATTATGTTTACAGTATGTTTTGGAACTATGTGGCTAGCGATGCTACCATTATTCTAATGCTGATAACTGACAAAGCCTTAGCAATGTTAAAACAGAGAGTCGCCTCAAGTTCTGCTTGGGGCGCTCGTCTTAATATAAGTGGTGGTGGTTGTGGTGGATATACATATGAGTTAAGTTATGCCGAAAGTCCTAATTTAACTGATATAGTATATCACGATATATTAGTAGTAGATATACAAAGCAAGGAGTATCTAGTAGATGCAAAATTGGATTGGGTGGTATCTGAACTTAATGAGATGTTCCAGATTACCAACGCAAAAGAGAGCGGACGCTGCGGATGTGGCGAAAGCTTCTACATATAGGAAAAATATGAATATAAGTAAAGAAGGCATAGACCTGATTAAACACTTTGAAGGCTGTGAACTAACAGCATATAAATGTCCAGCAGGTGTCTGGACTATTGGCTATGGTCATATTAAAGATGTCAAAGAAGGCATGACAATCACTGAAAACCAAGCTGAAGAAATGTTAGAAAACGAACTCGTAGAGTATGAAGGCTATATTAATAATATGGTTAAAGTAGAACTAACACAAAACCAATTTGATGCAATGGTATCATGGGTTTATAATTTAGGCGGAGGTAACTTAGGTGCCTCTACGCTACTAAAAGTATTGAATGCTGGCGACTACGATGGAGTTCCTGCTCAAATTATGAGATGGAATAAAGCTGGTGGTAAAGTATTGGAAGGCTTAACTAGAAGGCGTCAAGCTGAAGCCGATATGTTTAGTGGTAATTAAACACGAAGGCAAAGAGTATAAAATCTCACAAGAAATGTGGGACGCTATGAATGATGACGCTCAAAAGAGAGGCATGACCATAGATGAGTATATAGCTGAAGCTTTCACTCTTTTAAAGGAGAATAATGGATTTAGAAAAAGATAACGAAATCTACCATACTTATAGTAAAGATGATAGAGAAGCAACAGTAGTAAAACATAAAATTAATGGAAGCTGGGGAGTTTATATGCAAATAGGAGACAAGCCAGGTTTATTAGAATACTACCCTGTGAAAAGTGAAGCATGGGCAGAAAATGTTGCTGAAAATTTCGTAGAAAAAATAAGAAATTTATGAAAACAACAGAACTAGACATGATGAAGCATCAGTTATCTGAGCTTCAAGAAGCTTTGCAAAACTCTTACAAGAGAATTGCAGAACTTACAAAAACAAAAGACATGAAAAACTTAGTAGGATATAAAGTAGAAATTATCTTTACTAGTGATAAAACTCAACAAGACCCAGCAGACTGGGTGTTAGAAGCTGCTAGAGAAGGTAAATTTAAAAAGAATACCAAGATGGTACACGCTACTTCAGTTGCTCCGATTGACTTATACAGCGATGAGTATAAATGGTTGGTAGATGCTAAAAATTAGACTGAATAATTATGAAAAAGGTCTAAAAGCACTAAAAGAAAATCAAAAAGCAACTAAGAGCCCTAGCGTATGGGCACAGATTGACGAGGAAATTAAACATTTCGAGTCAATAATTGAGGACTTAAAATGTCAAATCAAGAAAAATTCTCAGGAGACATGAGCCGTAATGAAGTTGAGATAGACCTTAACAAATTCATGGCAATGGTTTCAGAGATTGGAGAATTGAAAGAAAAAATAAGAGAGTTGGAAAATGAGAAAGAGCCAGACAATCCATATCAAAGATGGATATGGCTTTCAAATATGATTGACGCTTGGAGAATATTCCCTAGAGCGTTTTTGAGTATTTATATATTCTTACTCTATTATTCTACAATGTGGTTTATGGCACTACCAGACCCTACATTGGAACAATCAGGGTTGATTTCGGTTATAGTTGGAGCAGGCGCAGCTTGGTTCGGTCTATATGCAGGAACAGCAAAAGATAAAATTAATAGTAAGTAGTATAAGTGATAGACATATTTGATAATACATTGATGGAAGATACGAGAGAGCAGTTATATATGTTCTGCACAACCACAGATTATCAAATAGGGTGGAGCGATAACTCAACTTTTGAGACTCGCCAATACCCTTGTCTACACCATACTCTATCCGCGAAAGAATGGAAAGAAACAAATTTCATAGAAAGCATAATCAACACAGATTTAGTAAACGCATTGGACGGACTAATATTTGATACAGCTACTATAAATCTTTCTTTCCCTTCTTCAATCCAATTCCCTCATACTCATGGGGGCAGCACAGTCCTTGTGTATGATATAAACCCAGACTGGAGAAACGAATACTATGGAGAAACAATCTTTTATGATGATGCGATGCAAGAAGCTACAAAGAGTGTTCTCTACAAACCAAATCGTTCAATACTATTCGATGGTACCACACCACACAGTATAAGACCAGCGTCCCACATAGCTCCCCAGTATAGATTTACTTTGGGAATCTTTTTCAAACAACCCAACTTTATAGAAGAAGCAAAAAATATTACTTGACACCGCACTTAAAATTTTGTATAATAGTCATATGAATTTATTTTATTTAGACGAAAATTTAGACAAATGTGCCGAGTATCATGTGGACAAACACATTGTAAAAATGCCACTAGAAGTTGCTCAAATACTATGCACTAGCATATGGATTGACAAGTTCTTAGGCTTTGTACCTCGAGCACTCAATAAAGAAGAAAGAGATATACTCAACGAAGAAAAAGCAAAGATAAAACATCTACCCCCAGCAGAAAGACCAATCACACCATATTTACCTATGATGTACAACCACCCATGCACTATTTGGGCAAGGTCATCATTGGATAACCACGAGTGGACACACTGCTATGGCAATGCTTTAAATGATGAGTATAGGTATAGATATGGCAAAGAACATAAGTCCATACATGAAGTAGTAAATAAATTACCAGAGCCAGTAAATATGCAAAGAGTAGGCTTCACAGAATTCGGTCTAGCAATGCCAGACGAGTTAAAAGACTATAGTAATCCTATACAATCGTATCGAGACTACTACCATCTTGACAAAGCTACCTTTGCCAGCTGGAAATACAGAGACAAACCACATTGGTGGAACGAGGATTACGCAGACTATGAGAGTCGTATTACGAGATAAACCTTACTTATCAGTATATTTTCCACCACATTGGACAGAATTACAGATAGACACTTGGTTAGCCAAGTGGTATAAAAACAACAACCAGACACATTAAGGACAGACATGACAGAACAACAAAAATTTAATGACTACGCAAGATTCGTAGACATGACAACCTCAGTGCCTAGTAAAGATACTTCAGCTTTGCAAGACAGACTAGGCAACCTTACTGGCACAACATGGCAGAAAGGAAATGAAAGAGGTGAAGAAATGCAAGTAGCAAGGCTAATGACTTCGGTTATCGGCATGATGGCTGAAAGCGGAGAGTTTGCTGAAGTAGTAAAGAAAAAGATATTTCAAGCAGACACAAAGTTTTCTGATGATGAAATCTTCCACATGAAAAGAGAACTAGGAGATGTTCTTTGGTATTGGGTACAAGGCTGTATAGCTTTAGGATTCACGCCACATGAAGTAATGGACGAAAACATTAGGAAGCTAGAGAAAAGATATCCGAATGGCTTCGAAGTCATTCGCTCAGAAGTGAGAGCTGATGGGGATATTTAGTAGTAAAACTAAAGAAGTAGAAAATATAGACTATAAGTTTAAAGAAGATGAAGTCTTACTAGAACTTAAACACTATATTAACAAAACTTATAGTCAACACTACAGCACAGACAAAATTCAAGCTACTGAGTTTATTATAGACTCAGGGCATGGAGAGGGGTTTTGCATGGGTAATATTATTAAGTATGCAAAGCGCTATGGCAAGAAAGCGGGCAAGAATGACGCTGACTTGCTAAAAATTATACATTACGCTATTATTTTATTAGGGAGTAAGAATGAGAACAATTAGAAAGAAGTCGCATGAGAAATTAGATGATGCTAATCTGAAAAGAGTTTTTGATTTACTCAATGATAATAACCCTATAACTAAGAAAGAAGCATGTGGTATGCTCAACATCACCTACAATACTACTCGATTGAATAGTATTATGAAGGACTTTGATGAAACCATGCAGTATAGGGAAAAGCGTAAATCCCAAAACAGGGGAAAGAAAGCTACTGATTATGAAGTCAAACAAGCAATCGAAATGTTTTTAGATGAAGAATCAGTATCTGGCATAGCTCAAAGATTATATAGGTCTAGTACATTCGTTCGTAATTTATTAGATAGAGTAGGGGTGCCAGAAAAACGCCCTAAAACAGAAAGTGGAGCAGGCTCCAAAGTAGCTTTCTTACCAGACCAGTGTGTATCTGAGCAATTCGAGCCTGGTGAAAAAGTCTGGTCAGCGAGGTATGACCTCCCTGCTAGAATAGTCAAAGGAAAATTTGAAGAAAAATATGACTGTTGGTGCTACCATATTTATGTGATAGAACTAACAAACTTTGAAACAGAATACTTCGGTTTCATGAAAGAAGGGGGTTTTAACGCTCACCAACTTGCTTACGATTTAGGTAGTCTAAGACATTTAAAGAAATACGATATAGATATCTAAAGCAGTAGGAGTGCACAATGGAAGTATGGACAATAGTGTCAGCTGTGTGGCTGTCATCTTGGGTTATGCTTATGTTTAGAACATATGCAATAATCTCAAGAATGATAAGAACAACACCAGGTGGCGAATTAATAGTGAGATTTAAACATCTCCACGCGGTAATATATGCAGTATGCATTTTCATACTTACACCTTTTATTTGGACTATAATAATAAATGATGTTCAAAGAAAAGCTTGGTGTGTTACATATGTTGCACAAATTTGCAGGAGCAAAAAATGAATGATAGATTACGAAAAGCATTATTGCTAAAGTATGAAGGCGAGATGGCAGCCGCTGAAGTAAACATAAGAGTTTACTTAACTAACCCTGTAGGAATAGGAGAACATGCCGATATCGTAGGAGCAATTGACGAGCAGGTTGAAATAGCTGCAAACGCTCAAGAGAAAATAGACTATATCAAGAACTTAAGTTATACTTAACAAAAAATAGTTCTTGACATCGCACTCAAAAATCTGTATAATATATATTAATGAGTGATAGATATTACAACCAAATGAGAGACGCGACAGGGTGGTGCCCAGGCATGCCCGAGTTTCTTAAACACAAACGGAGAAGAAGAATGGCTTGGACAGATGAATCAAAGCAAGAAGCAGTAGAAATGTATTTAGAGCAGGAACCAACACCTGAAACTAGCATGGAGATTGTAAAAGATATTGCTGACCACTTAGGTGAAAGCCCTAATGGTGTCAGAATGATACTTACTAAAGCTGGAGTTTATGTCAAGAAGTCACCTGCTACTGGAGCTGCTAAATCTAGCGGTGGTGGTAGTGCAAGAGTATCAAAAGCTGACGCAGCTGAAGCATTGAAAGGTGCTTTATCTGACGCAGGTCAAGAGATTGATGATGACATCATTGATAAATTGACTGGTAAGGCTTCTGTATACTTCACAGGTGTCATCAACAACATCAACAATGGCTAATTAATACTACCCATTACTAAGCGGAAAGAGTTTTCTTAATAGTAATGGAGTATTATAGTGAAAAAAGACGAGTTCGTAAGAGCTGTATCAGATTGTGGCGACGCAATCATAACTTATAGGTCTACAAATAGTAGGAAACTTAAATACAATGTTTGTACCCTAGACTTCGATAACAAGTATATCCAAAGCAAGAAAAATCGTGCTAAGGAAACTAACGATTCAGTTTTACTGTTTTGTTGGGATACTGACAGTTATCGCCTATTACAACCTAAGAATGTTACTAATATACAACCTTTGAGTAGTATATTGAGGAACAAGCGATGAAGTTGCATGAAGCCCCTGAGATGTATGAAAAAGTCATCTCCGAAAATGAAGAGGGGACGGAGCAAGTCAAACTAACCATAAATACTTTTCGTGATGTAGAGTATCTGCATCTACGAAAGTATTACCTTGATTTTGATGGGGACTTCAAACCATCAAAAGACGGGGTAGCAATGAAACTAGACTTTAACAATTCTAAGAATATGTTTGAGGGACTAGTTGAAATTTTATCACTAGCAGAGAGTAAAAGTATTTTAGAAACACACTTCAAAGATATTTTGGATGAAATTTACCTTTCGTGAATTTAGTTCTTGACTTTGCCAGTGATTTTTGATATAATATATAAATGGAAAATTTAAAAGAAGTATTACAGAAAGCAGCGACAGATTACTACAATGGCAATCCAACCATGTCAGATGAACAGTTTGACAAGTTAGCTGAGTACGCTCAGTATGACGAAGTTGGCTTCTCTAGTAGAGACAATCGCATACCGCACGCTTTTCAAATGTATTCACTTCAGAAGATTTTTTCCAACGAATTGGATAAGCAGCCCTTCGGTAATTACAAGGGAGCAACTTTGGTTTCTCCTAAGTTAGATGGTGCTGCTGTGTCCTTAATATATGTGGAGGGACAACTACATAAAGCCCTTACTCGTGGAGATGGTAAGCGTGGTCTGGATATTACAGACAACATGAAATCTCTAGTACCTAATCAATTAGGCGAGTTTAAGGGTGCTTTGTTGCAAATTACAGGCGAAGTAGTTGCTCCCAAAACTATCAAGAACGCTCGAAATTATGCTGCGGGTGCTCTCAACTTAAAAGATACTACCGAGTTTCAAAGCAGAGACTTGCGTTTCATAGCTTATGGAGTGCAAGAATCATGGAATGAGTGCTGGAGTAGAGACATGGAATATCTTTTGCGTTTTGGATTTGATACAGTTCTGTCTAATGACTGGACTGCTTATCCTGACGATGGACTTGTTTTTCGTATAGACAACTACAAGGATTTTAATGCTTTAGGATATACCTCTAAGCACCCTCGAGGTGCATATGCGCTTAAGCAGCGTAATGAAGGAGTTATAACTAAGTTAGTTGATGTTCTATGGAATGTAGGCAAGTCTGGGGTTGTCGCCCCTGTAGCTGTTCTTGAGCCAGTAGAAATAGATGGTGCTACTGTTAGTAGAGCCACTCTACATAATATGAAGTATATAGACGACTTAAATTTAGAAATTGGTTGTTTAGTTGAAGTCATAAGAAGTGGAGAAATTATACCTAGAATACTATCCCGAGCTAATTAGTGTCTAGTAAAGGCATATACAATCATACATACTTTGACAACAACCCTGAGGAAAAAGATAGGGAGGGAGTTCTTTACGGTATAGTATTAGTAAACACTAAGACTTTCGAGAGAGAATGCATCAAGGTAGGAATAGCTAGTGGAAAAGATTGGCGGCACATTATAAAGCGTAGCAGGGGTTTCAAAGGATATGATATTCGTATTCAAAAAGTTTGGAGCAGCACTCTTTATAATGTGTGGGCACATGAACTGTACCTACATGAAATGTATAAG